CCGGCGTGGCCCGATCTTTCTCTCGGACAGGGATAGAATGGCATAGTCAAGCCACCTTGTCAACTACTGCTGCGGGACGATCTCAGCCACCATCTGCTCGACGGGGATGTAATCCACAGGATTGACCATCAGCGCCCCGTTTGTGATGACTTGGAGCTTGTATGCCACGCCCTCGGGAATCTGCCCCCGCTTTGCCCATTGGCTGACTGCCTGACTCGTAATGCCCAATGCCTCTGCCAGTTTCCTGCGATTGCCGAAATGCTGCTCTGCCTGCTGAACTTTCATGCTGCCTCCTGTAAGTTAACTTGCAAAGTATCGTATCCTGTGCAAAGCTATCTTGTCAAGCGGCGTTGCATTAGTTAACATTACTTTACAATTTTCCTTTGCAACAAGTGTTGACAATGTGCAATTAGGTAAGTAAAGTCCGTCCTGTAGCACTTGATTGACAACAACAAAGGAGACACAAATGAACTACGCAAACCACATCGGATACAGCGATATCAACCCGTTTGAAGTTGTTCGCGTCATCAGCGACAAAACTCTTGAAATCCGCGCAATGGATGCCGAGCGCGACGAGTCGGTCAAGCTGGACTGGGTTGTCGGCGGCTTCTCCGGCATCTGCATGAACCAGCGCGATCAAAACTGGTTTATCACCAGCAACGAACAAAACCGCGTTGTTCGCATTCGCCTTGGCAAACAAGGATGGAAAGACGCAAACGGTCGTAAATATCAGCTTTCCGATGAGCCGGTTAAATTTTACGACTACAACTTCTAAGACCAAATGGGGGCGCAAGCCCCCGCTAATTGACAACAACAGGAGACACCATGAACCTCTGCAAAGACTGTAAGCACTACAAGAAAAACGCCGACAACATCGAGGCATCCGAATGCACACGCAAGCCGGAATTCTCGCCCATCAGCGGGAGTGTGCTGCCGACCTTCTGCAACATCGAACGCGCTCCTTGGGGAACGTGCAAACACGAAGGCATCCATTGGGCGCGTGCCGAAACCACAACGGCAATTGAATCATGAACGGCGACCGCGCAGTAGCAATTGGCTTCACCATCATTTTTTTACTGATCGTTACGGGGGTACTAGCATGAGCGTCTACACAAAACTGATGCAGGCACGACTGTTCTTGCAAGCCACAAAGCTGAACAAATCAGGCGAAAACAAGTTTGCCGGTTACAAGTATTTCGAGCTAGGCGACTTCCTGCCAACGGTGCAAGAAATCTTTCACAACCTCAAGCTGTGCGGGGTAGTCAGTTACACCGCCGACATTGCTCGCCTGACTATCATCGACACCGAGGACGGATCGCAGCTTGAAATCACCTCGCCTATGGGGTCAGCCGCCCTCAAGGGATGCCACGAAGTCCAAAATATCGGGGCAGTCGAGACTTATCAGCGCCGCTATCTGTGGGTCACGGCGATGGAGATCGTCGAGCATGATGTGCTGGATGCGACTAACGGCAAGGATGCCCCTCAGAAACGCTTAGAAACGCTTGAGACGCATTTGCACGCTATCGCCACATCTCAAGCTGCGGATGCGCTGAAAACCGCCTACACGCTTGCCTACAAGGAAGCCAAGGAAGTCGGCGACACGGATGCAATGGCAAAAATTGTTGCTGCCAAGAACACGCGCAAAACGCACTTGGAGGAAGCATGAAAGTTTTGTCAATGCCGCAGGGCAGTCCCGAATGGCTTGCAGCGCGTGCCGGTAAAGTGACAGCCAGCAGGATCAGCGATGTTATGGCATCCAAGACCACAGCAGCTTATCGGGATTACAGGGCGCAAATTGTGGCTGAGATTCTGACAGGGCAACCGCAAGAATCCGGCTTCACCAATGCTGCAATGCAATGGGGAACTGACCAAGAAAAGTTTGCCCGCGTCGAGTACGAACTCGCTTGCGATTGGACGGTGGACGAAATCGGAATCGTTCTGCATCCGACGATTGAGCGTGGCGCAGCTTCGCCGGATGGGTTGGTATCGACTAATGGCTTAGTGGAAATCAAGTGCCCCAAGACGGCTACGCACCTGCAAACGCTGATCGACAAAAAACAACCTCGCCAGTACGAAAATCAGATGCTGTGGCAAATGGCTTGCACCGGTCGGGAATGGTGCGACTTTGTATCCTACGATCCGCGATTGCCTGAAGATTTGCAATTGTTTGTTCACCGATTCGACCGCGATGAAAAACGCATTGCGGAGATTGAAGCAGCAGTAAAGCAGTTCCTGTCCGAAGTAAATGAAATGATTGACAACATAAGGAAGAAATAATGGCTTACATACCGAAACCTGGCAGCTTCACGCTGTTCAAGAACGCCAAGAAAGAAACCGACAATCACCCTGATTACAGGGGCGATGGTTTGGACATGAACGGCGAACCTGTGTGGGTTAGTGCATGGATTAAAGAGGGCGCTAAAGGCAAGTTCATGTCTTGCAGTATGCAGCACAAAAACAAAGACCAGCCCAAACAAAAGAAAGCTGGCGATATGTCGGACTTAGATAACGACATCCCTTTCTAGTCAACGGGGGAAAGCTGCTGCTGGCATGGGGTTGCGACTACGCGGCCGAGCGCAGTCAGCATAGTGAGTACCCCACCAATTTGAGGAACAACAATGGACTACGATTATTTTGGAAAAATTCGTGAATGGGCAAATGATCGCAACCTCGTCAAAGGTAGCACCCTGCAAGCGCAAGTGGTCAAGCTGCTTGAGGAATCCGGCGAACTTGCTGCTGGCGTTGCTCGCAAAGACATAGATCGCATCGTTGATTCAATTGGCGACATTATGGTCGTGTTGACCATCATTGCCGCGCAGATTGATATGCCAGTCGAAGAATGCCTCGATCTTGTGTGGCAGGAAATCCGTTACCGCAAAGGAAAGATGGTTGACGGCATCTTTGTGAAAGAAAACGACAATGGATGAAGAAGCGCAAACAGCAGCTTGCAGACAATTGCTTGCCAATGTCGTAAGCCTTGCGGTACTTGATGCCTGCCTAAAGCCGGTCAAACGCAAAGGCCCGGAGCGGCATAAGGTAGACGTAGCGCAAGACAAAGCCATCGATGCAATGATGTTTTTAATGGATGGCGCACAGCATTATGTTGAAATGATCGGCATGGATGGCGAACGGTTCAAAAAGCAATTGATTAAATCCATGTATGACGATTCACCAAACTACTTTACCAACACCATCACAGCAGAGCAGCGTCGCAGTTTTAGATTCAATCTTTACTTTTGGCAAAACAACCCTGCACGCCGCAGGTTTTTACCGGAGGATGACGATGAGAATAGCTGACGCAATCAACTGGATGATGACTTACGACGCATTGCAGCCCGATCTGATAGACGTATCGAATTGGAAGCCACACGATCCGCGTCGATACGATGAAAAACGCAAAGGCTGCATTCAATATTTACGGGAGAGAAATCTCTACATCCTTGACGGGCATTTCACTCCTACCAAAGCCTCACACACCGACATAACCGTGATCTTCAACCGCGCTCGCCAGCAACAGGGCGAAACCTTGATACAGGTGGCAAAATGAAAATGCTTTGCTTTGCAGTCATTATGCTTAGCGGCTGTGCATCGCTGCAAACCGCCAGCACTACCGTTCCCGAAGCCGTGTCTAGCTTACAGGTGGAAAAGGAAGTCCCACCGTTGTCCAGGCTGGAAGTTATCAACGGGATTGGCGAGTGCGAAAAAGCCGGAATGCGCCCCGTAGTCATCAGCACAAAGCGCAAGGTCAATAATCAGCTTGTTCCGTCTGTGGTGGATGTAACGTGCCTGCCCAAGCTCTGAAACCCCGCGCCCGTCAGATCATCGCTGCCATGCGGGAAGTCTTAGCCCGCGACCTTGAAATGACTGGCTTCAACATAGCCGCAGTCTTGAATGAAGATGTGGGAACGATTGGCAGTTACTTAAACGGCATGGCAAAGGACGGCTTAGTGTTTCGCATGGGTCTTAGGCTGCAATACAACGGCAAAACACGGACGAAGCATATGCTGTGGCGGCTCAATCACAAACTAATCAGGGAATTGGAAAATGGGTCAACCGCGACGATGGAGGATAAAGGGGCATCCAGCGCAATGCTCCAAGTGCAAAGCAATCAAGGAATCAGACCAGTTCAATTTGACAAAATACGGGACGCTCTCGTCTTGGTGCAAAGAGTGTCACCGCGTGCTGTGCCGTGAAAACTATCACAAGGGGAAAACATGATCTTTTTCGGTGGCTTGTTTATGGTTGCAGTATCGTTTGGCGTGTTCGTGATGTTTGCTGATCCTATCAACGACAAACGCTTGTGGCTTGAGGATGCGTGTGCAGCTATGATGATGATGGGAGTAGGGATTGCGATTATTGGCGCTCTAACTTGGATTGGACAATTTTTATGAAAGACTATTCAGAAAGCATCCTTGAAGTGGACAGGATTCGCAAAGCCATCCACACCGCTGCATTGTCGCAACAATGGTGGAAAGCCGACGCGCTTACCAATGATCTGTTGGTGGCGGTTTCGGAATTGAAAGTCGATCTTTACAAACGCAAAAGGGAAACTGATGGAAAACTATGAGCGTTGCAAGGTTTGTGATGTGGCTTTCAAGACGGGCGACAAGGTTATGTGGTGCAAGGTTAAGACTTGCCCTGAGACTGAACAGCGGGAAATGAGTGAGCAGCAATACCGCTGGATCATGCACAAAAAAGCCGCGCCTCATCAGTTCGACGCTTAACCAATCCTGGCAGAACTTTACCCCCTGCCTTGGTGAATTTCATGAATTCAGCCGCAGCAGCTTCATAATCCCGGCGCAGCACCTTTTGACGGAGGGTGCTGCGCTGTAGTGTTCCCAAACCAAGATTAAAAGCAAAACAGACAAGAGCATCGAATTTAGATTGAGTAAGCTCGCCGCAATACTGGGTAACGCCGCGCTCAAATCGTTCAAGATCGCTTGCAAGAATTGCATCCACTTCCTCCTTGCTCCACACCCGATTGTCTGCGGGATGTAAGTCTACTTTCAACCGGTCAGCCATCGTCAGCTTAGCGTGATCGGGATACATGACATGGCCTACCCCAACCGTCCACAAGTTAGCCGGGCATCGGTAAGGCTTATATCTTACGCCCTCATGGTGTGCAATCATCTTGATGCACAGCGGCGAGACTTTCATCGCTTGAATGCCTGCCCGCCAAAGTAAAAAGCAATGATGCTACTGAAAATGATCTGCGAATCATCATCCCAAAGGTTATTCAGCGCCACATCAAACGCCACGCCCGTTTTGAAGGCGTACAAAAAGCCAAACACATCCACAAACACCAGCAGTAAAAACATCCCATAGGCGATGCCAGGACGCACCATAGCGCGAGCATTGATTACCCATTGACTTGCACCTTTGGCGCTCTCAGTATCGTGCTGTAGCAACGCCACCTTCTCGGTTACGGCTATCTGCTGCGATTGGACGGCCAATTCCTCAGTCCGGCTTTGCGCCTGCACCTTGATCTGCTCAGTCTTAATTTCCTCGATTTGCTTCTCAATCTCAAAACCGGCTTTCCTAAGTTCCAATTCCCGTTCAATTTGCATCTGCGCTAGAGCGAGTTCGTGTTTCTTATCGGCGCGGTCTTGGAAAAATGACAAGATAGACGGCAACCCGCCCATGAGGAATGACAGCGAACTAGAGATAAGAGATAGCATTTCAGCCCCTAAAGTAAATGGCAACACCAACCGTGATGCAGCCAATCAATACGAATACGACAATCCCCGCCATCATCAGCAATTCTTCTTGCTCTTGTTTCTTCCTAGCGGCGCGGTCTTTAGCTAACCTGGCTTTGCGGATAGCTTCCCTAGCGGCTTCATCTTGCTCGCCAACGATGCGTTGCCGCTCGGCGCACAGTTCGTGATACAGGTCTAGCTCGCCCTTGAGCGTGAACATATCGCGCAGTTCTTGCTCAAACTCGCGCATCTGCTTGCGCTGCATGACAATGGTGAAAGCCTGTGACAGCGCCGATTCATGCTGTTCGGCTTCCTTTGGATCGTCAGGCTTTGGTGCTGCCTTTGCCGCTTCGACTTGCTTGGCGGCTTTTTCTATCTGACCTTGGGCAGTAAAGAATTGGGAAAGCTCTCCGTAACAATCACGGATTTCCTTGCCCATATTGATCGCCTCTTTGACGAAGGCGACCGAAGTCTTAGCTACAGCAAACGCTGCTCCAATCGTTACGGGGTCGATCATTCATTTAGCCCCCTGTTTTTGTTACCAAGTGCAGCAACAAAAGAATGATAGCGCCAGCGCAGGCAATACCGATGCTTTCTATGCGCTTGATCCGAAGGATGGTTTCTTTCCATCGCTCCGCGCAAACGGCTTCATGCGCTAGGAATTTTGCCGATAGGTCATCCATTGGCCTCTACCCATGATTGAGAATCTTCATCCCACCCGTAGACCTTGCCATCAGTCGGCATCGGAATTGGGGCTTCCCACCAGCAAGCATCATTCAGCACCCAAGACGCAAATGGCTTCGGAGGAATGAAAGCATCGCGCTGTTCGTCGTAGGTGTAACCGATTCCCGCATAGTTTTTTCGGATTCGTCCATTGTATGAAGTGCGTTTGCAAACCTGTTGACGAATCTCACCATAGAATAATTCCCAATCATGCGTTAAATCCGTTTCATCTTTGCCCACGATGACTTCGGTCACAATGTTATTTTCATCAAGAAAAGCATAATGTGCCATGTGCGCCTCAAGCAAAAGTTGCTGTGCCTGTGCCAGCCGTCACAGTCGTTGTTTTGTAGCCGCCGCTTGATGCCGTAGAACCCGTCAAGCCGCCGCTCAGAGTAATCGTCAATGTGTCAGGGTATTTGATAACAACAACACCCGAACCGCCGCTGCCGCCGTTTCTGAAACCACCATCATAGCCGCCGCCGCCGCCCCCGCCCCCGGTGTTGGCAGTTCCATTGTTGCCTGGCCCGTTGGTCGTTGCTCCACCGCCGCCCGTTCCTGCTGTGCCTGGACTGTAATTTCTAGTGTCCGAACCACCACCGCCGCCGCCAGCATAAGTGCTGCCTGTAATTGTGGAAGTGCTGCCATTGCCACCGCTGCCCGCACCGCCTGCACCGCCCGATGTGCCAACAGCCGACGCACCACCGCCGCCACCTTGTTGAATCGTGCCGCTTTTAAGGCCGGTGTTTGCGCCACCGTTATTGCCTTGACTTGGGCTAGTTGAAGGCGTGTTTCCAGCACCACCTGCGCCGTTTGTGGTCGGACTGTCACCATACGCGCCGCCGCCACCAGAGCCGCCATCCCCGCCGTTGGCAATAGCCGCGCTCGTTCCGGAAGCATACGAACCGCCGCCACCACCGCCCGCCGATGTGATGGTATTGAATACAGAATTAGAGCCTGATCCAGCGCGAAGGCTTGCGCCGTTCGTTGTGCCGCCTGCTCCTACTGTTACTGTGTAAGCAATGCCAGCGAGCAATGATTGCGATAGCAGTTCTCTGAATCCACCCGCACCACCACCGCCGCCAGTATTGCCGCCAGCACCACCTCCAGCCACTACCAATACATCAGCCGAAAAAGACCTCGCGCCCCCTGCCAACAAAAAATTTTTAGCTGCGAACATTAGGGTGTATATCCTTGAGCGATGCTGCCGTACCAGTTCGTTCCGTCAGCGATGAAGGTCAGAATGTCCATTTTTCCGGCTGTTGCGGTAATCGTCGGAGCGCCAGCAGTTCCCCACTTCACGCCGGTAAACGTAGCAGTACCGTTACCAGTTGAAGCTGCTTGTTTGAGCAACAAGACAAAAGACTTACCAGCGGTTGCTGTGGGCATCGTGAACGTGCAAGCCGTCGAAGCGGTAAGCGTCGCGGTTTGAACCGTGCCATTTGTCAAAGCGATAGTGTTGGACGATGTAACCGTACCAATCGCAACCACGCTTTCGACGTAGTTAGTAACGGTCGGATTGTTGACGGTTGGGCTAGTGTCCAGCACCATCTTGCCTGTGCCCGTAACCGCGTTAGTTAGCGTCACGCCGCCATAGGTCAGAGTCCCGCCGATCGTCTCGTTGCCTGAGACATTTAGATTCGTGAAGCTGTTACCGTTCAGCAGTTGGAATCGAGTGCCATCGTATTCAATCAGCACCACTTGACCAGCCACCATGTCGCCAGCCACTAGCGCAGTTGATCCGGTGCGAGTGATAGACTTTGAACCTACGCCGTCAATGTTGATCGTTACCGCGCCGGTGTTGGTGTTGGCAACCACAAATGAAAATTGATTGCCAGCAGCATAAGCCGTTAACGCAGGGGTCAATGATCCGGTAAGCGTGTCAGTACCCGTCACCGTGATGAGCTTGTCCGTCCCGCCTTGAATCTGCGAGTACCGAGCGGCATCCGTTCCAACCGTTGCAGCACCAAGACCTGTGATCTTGAATCCCGCCATCGGGATGTTGTTGGTAACAGTCGTTTGCCCGTCCTTAGTGATTGCGGTACTAAGTCCGTTCGCAAGGTCAGCCGTCAGCGAGTTAAACGCTGTCGAGCTAATAACTGTGCCTGCAACGACAGGTTGCCCCGCCGTGTTGATCTGAAAAGTCCCCGAACCGTTGTAGCTCATTGTTGCGCTCCCTGTTGTTGCCACCGCTGAAGTTGTTGTGCAAGCCTTGCAGCATCTATTGGCGAAATTGGTGAGTTAGGTGCTTGTTGCCGTAATTGATCCGCTAACTTTGCTGCCCGACCTGTTGCATAAGTCATTTCTCCAATTGCCCGTGGAGACGCTAAAGCTAATCCAGGCAAATACATTGGATTGGTAAATGCTTGATTTGCGCCTGCTAGTGCCGATCCAATACCTTGCAAACTTCTTGGGGTAGGTGAACTTAATGCCTGTCCTGCAAGTTGCGGATATAAATTTTCTGCTCCTTGCGCTTCTAGCATTCTGCCTAATTCTTCACGTCTACCATAGTTGGTGTTTGCATTGTTTCGCATAATGGATTGCAGCTTGCGAACTTGCGTATCCACATTAGCGCGCGGATTCATTGATAGCGTTTTTTCAACTTCGCGCAATAAATCACTAGCCAGTTGATAATCTTTCATTACATTGGCATAGTCCGGCGCTTGCTTAACAATTTGATTTTTTATTTCGTTGTAAACTTTTTGCGCTGCTGCGTGCGATGGCGTGCCAGGCGCACTTGAATCGACAATATCGCCAATTGATCGTTTAAGAGCATCCAATCCTTCAGCGGTATGAAATTCCGCAGGGTTTGAATTACGCCATTCGCTTACTTTGTCGTTAATTTTTTGCCATGTGTCAGCGGCACTTTCGTCGATTACTTTTCCTTTAAATGTGCCAAGTTTTTTGGTGTCTGCAACTGCGGTTTCTATAGGGTTGAAATCAAGAACTGTCACATCTTTTGTTACATTCCCCATGCCTTGACGATACTGTGACGCACGTTCAGCCCGCATACGTTCAATCGCAGGCTTGACTGTTTCTATAACTTCATTGACGGGCGCTGTGCCACGCATTTGCGAAGTAAACGCCGCTCCACGTTCGCCGCCTTGTTTGCCAGCTTGAAATGCCTCATTGATTGCCGTTGATCCTGCGCCTGTAGTAAACCCCAAGACCGGCGCAACTGCTTTGCTTGACGCTTGACCTGCTCGCAAAGCCAGCACTAACGGATCAATCGCTGCGCCCGCTCTTGTAGCAGCTTGTCCTGCCGCTGCCATGCCAGGCACACGCGATGCAATTGCACCGCCACCACTTAACACACCAGCAACATCACTAGCCACACCCGCAGGATCAGTTGCTAATGTGTTCTTTAATGCTTCTTCGCTGCCATAGCGTTCTCTAAGCATTCCACCCGCTGCATTTGCAGCATTGACAGCGCGTTGCTGTGCTTGTGGATTGTTCTCAAAACGGTTGATGAAGTTTGCTATTGGAGCAGGTGTAATGTTTCGCAATGTACCTGCTGCAATGTCTGCTGCCCCGCTCAATGTTTGAACGGGGCTGGTAACAGCTTCAGCAAAATTGCTTAACACGCTTCCGACGCTTCGAGGCAAATTTTTCAATGCTTGACCGGGAACATCTGCCCATGACATTTGCGGCTTCGGTTCAACAGGTTGTGCGTCTGCTCCCGTAACTAATACATAACCTTCGGGCAGTTTGGTCTGTTCTACAAGTTCAAATCCCGGTGGCAAAGGCATTTATCTTGCTCCTTGTACGGGTTGCCAAGTTTGCCCGCCATCGGTCGACATGATTTCTTGACCAGTAGAAGGATTTCTTGCTCGCATGGTTTGTTGCGCTTGCTGTCCTTGTGCTTTTGGCAACTCAATTTTTGGCTGTTTGTATACGGTTGCCAAATTGGTGTTTTGCCTATCAATGATGTTTCTCATTGTTTCAACTTGTTTGATCATTGCATCCGTTGAAATTGGCGCAGATGCAATTGCTAATGGGTTGCTAATGATTTGTTCAAGGATTGCTTTATCAGGGCCATTCAACACACCAAGGTTATAAATTTCTTTAGCTTGCAGCAAAGCATTTTGATATGCCGTACCAATTCTCGCGCGTTGATCAGGCTGCAAAGCTGTTGTTACAGTAAACCCTTTCAATTCATTTTGATATTTATTAAGCGCATCCGTCATGTTAAGCAATGCAGATGCTTGTTTTGAATAGGCTTCCGGCGCTTGTCGTGGTGCGCCCGCTAATTGCGTTCCTTGAGCGGTTGTAACCGGAGCAGATGTAGCGTCTCTAGGATTAACAGCCACATAGCCGCCCTCTGATTGCACTATCTGCGGAGTTGGGTTTTGCGCTTGCCATTTCCGCAAATTGAACTCTTGGATATTTAAGCCCAATTGTTGCGCTTGTTGTTTTGCTTGCTGTTGTTGTGCAGCAGAAAGGTTATAAAATGCTCGGTCAGCAAGTGCTTGTTGTTGAGCAAGCGATGCGAAAGTATCGGGCGAAACAGTTCTTTCAATTGAAGCATTGTTTTGCTCGTATCCTGTACGAGGAATCATTGAGCCACCAATGTTAATGTATTCTGTTTTAGCGCCTACTTCACCACCAAGACGGAAAGTAGCAACTGGATCGGGTGCATTTATATCGACAAAACCAACACGTTTGCCACCTGATGCTGTTGGCAGTTCTACTTTTTCCCACTTCACTTCTTTGGGCTTAACCATTTGTGCAAGCAACGCACCGCCAGCAGATTGCACCATCGGGTTAATTGATCCCATTGACATTTCAAGAGCTCGGGCAAGGTCAGGGCCAACAGCAGCACGCGCAGGCACACCTCGCTGCGCTGGAACTGTCAGTTCCGGCATTTGTCCCATATCCATCGTTGCGCGTTGCTGCACGTTTACATCATTCAACAGGCGAGGATTGTCCTCAATGTCAATTGCGGTCGGAATAAATTTTTGTTCCGGCACGCCCTCAGTCCCTTCGACAGCGGGAGTGCCACGCAAAGCCCGCATAAATTGCGTGCCTTCTTCTGCGGATTGCGTGCGGTACTTTTCGCCCAATGCTTTCTGCTCTTGCAGAATGTCGCGTTGCGTCTTGCCAGCCATATACCCTTGCAAAACCTTCGCAAGCCCCGTAAGCGGCGAAGTCCTCGCCTGTATGCCGCCGTAGCTAAATGTTTCGGCGGGCTGGAAAGCCTGTTGTTGCATGATCTCAGCCATGCGCTGCCGACGCGCCATATCAGCCAATTCAGCTTGGTATGGGCTTTGCAATGTAAAATTTATTGCTTGATTTTCAGCCATTTTTTATGCCACCCCGCCAAATAAACCTTTGATTGCTGTCGGATTGTATGCGTATGCACCAAGACCTGCGCCTAGCAAACTTCCAAGGCCCGACATATTTGCATTTTGCTGCGCTGCATTGATGCCGTATTGAGTCAAAGCATTTTGGTTTGCAGCTTGAGCGCCAGCAAAGATCGGGGCGGGTGCAACTTGTGCAGGCTGATAGCCTTGGAACTGCGGCATCTGAATTTGCGAACCGGACAGCAACCCAGTAATTTCGTTTAACGGGCCTTGACGCTCTGCAAGCTGTCTTTGTCTTTCTTGCAAATCCGCTGCATTTTGCGCCGACATTTGCGCTTGCTGTTCGTTGAATCCTTGCGCCCGCGCTCCGGTGTCAAGGCTAATACCCTGCAAAGCCGCTTGGCTCAATAGATCGTTGCGGTTTTGCGCTGCTTGCGTTTGTGCCGTCCTGTAAGCCTCTGATCCTGGCGTAATGCCCTGATTGGCAAGCTGATTTTCCATCGCGGCTTGTTGGCGTTGCAGTTGCGGCTCTAACCGCGCCATAATCGCTTGCTGCCCCGTCATTCCTGCATTGACCGGCATTTGCGCGAGATTGGACAAATCAAGACGGGTTTGCAGCGGGCCTGCTGCCGTTCCGCTTGGAGTAAACGGCTTGTTCAGCACATCTTGTGCGGTTGTCGCGCCCGTTTCGCCCAATCTTGCCAATAGCTGCTGCACCCTTTGCTGAGTGTCAAAAGTTGTTTGCGCCGTTGGCGTAAATGTTTGTTTGACTGTCGGCTGGTTAGTAGTCGGATCAAATGTGACAAGCTGCGTTCCAGCGGGTGTGTATATATTTGGGTTGTTGATGTAACCCTGTTTGATCGCTGTTTCTACGTTAGCCGCGCCTTGCGCTTTAGCTGCCGCAGTTGGGTCATAAGTTTGAACAGGGGTGGATTGTTGCCCGCCGCCAAATATCGTTTCGACAAGTTTAGCCATGAACTTTCTCCAATTCCTGACGCATCCACTTTTGAGCGTCTTTTTTCATCAATCCATAAATGCACACATCGCCATTTTCATGTGCATTACGCATAACGCCTTCCAACTTAAAACCCATGTGATTCGCAAATCGCCGTGACTTTTTGTTGCTCTTGAGGATCGTTCCTGTAATTCGCTTGCATTGCAACTGCTCAAACGCATAACGCACAATTGCATCCATGAAACCCCTGCTAATTCGTTCAGCAGCAATGTGCATCAAAATGTTCGGATGTTGGTAGCAATCAAACACCACACCAGCCACTAATTCCTCATTGCTGTTAAGCAATCCGATTGCAGAGTAGTTCTGCCATTCCTCGGTTTGCCCTTGCTTGCTTGCCACATAGCGCCCAATAAGTTCTTTCGGCTCGGTAATGATCTTCATATACCAGCCCAACCCGTTTGATACACCACGTCAGTCGATGCCCATTCAATCTGAATGCCGCTACTGGCGCTTTTTAGCTGAATTGCGCCGCAGTACCCAATGCCGGTGATGCCTTGCCAGTTGTTTGTGATCGTCGAATCCGATCCCCACACGCCAACATCCCACAAGGATGTGCCCCAAGTTGCATAGGTCTGAGGGCTAAACGACAGCGCCGCCGTGGTGTCTTGAATGTCAAAATCGACGTTCATGCCGACAAAAATGCCCGGTTGCCCGTTGGTAAAAAGGCTAGGTCTTGCGCGAGTGAAATACTTCTTAACGCCGCGAGAACCGTAGTAATTAAACGCTTGCAGCGTATTGGCAGGGATGTTTGCAGCGTTGTCTTGGTAATCTAATGTCCATGCTTTGCCAACGAAGCCATTTCCGCCGAAGTAAGGATCATCGTTGTAGATTTCCCAACAATTAGCATTCCAACCGGTAAAGTTGCACCATGCTTTTGTGATGTTGTTCATGACATACTGTTGTTGCTGCGATCCTTCGGACACCGGCACATTGACGAACAGCGCATTGTTTTTTGCGTTGTAAAGAATCTGCCAACCAAAGTTGTTTTGGTAAGTCCTAGTCGCTTGTGCAAACGCGCCTTGAATCTTGTCTGATAACGCAATCCTCGGATCAAGCCGCGAACTCTGCACAGCAGAAGCAAGGGGGTAAAGACCGTCAAGCGTGAGGATCAACAGATCGCCCGAATACTTGAACATACACCGCTTGCCAATTGGCGTGCCTAGCTTCCATACGCCAATCAGCGCCCATGTCGATGCGCTTGCAGGGTCTGTGCCTCGATACGCAACGATCTCGCCTGTGCTGGTCACAAACACTAAATTGTCATCAGCACCATAGCCAGCATCAATCGTCCACGTTCCTACGGAAACAAGGTAGCCACCGAACCGACAGATAGAACTTAGGTCTAACTGTTCAGCAGCACCGCCGATGGAGGAAGTCGGGAGATACCATGCCTTGAGGGTGTTTTTCTCAATGAACCAAACGCGGTTTTTGAACAGAGTCACATCGTCGAGCGAAGTCGTTGTAACGCCCGTAATTGCGGGAGTCGATGCGCCTGTAATCGAAGTCCACGTTGTGCCGTTGTAAAGCAGGGGAGCGTCTACCCCGTTGGCGCAATACATATAAGAGCCGCCAGGGGTTGAAACGTTGACGTACTCCCACCGGCTGTTAGTCAGTCCTGAGACAGCAGCAGCGCCAACAGCACCGCCTGCGGTTACGTCGTAAATTTTGCCACCAGCAACCGCAAACAATTTTTCGGATGCACCGCCGGAATAATTAAACAGGCTTTCGACTTGTCCTGTAATGCCCGTTGCAAATTGCTGATAGCCGCCCCGCAAGTTGACGCTTGATACCGTCGGGAACATATTGGTTAGCTGGACAGCATCCGTCGGTTCCATGTTTGCCAAGGAATCGCGGGCATTCCAGCCACCAATAGGCGCAGGCAAGGAAGCGACTTGCGCCGCTGTGCCTTGGATCATCATCCGACGGCGTGCGCTCGTTGCCATCAGTTTGTTCCGTAGCCGCTATCGGGAATGTTGTCGTAGCCGATGAGAACTGTGCCAGGACGCGGAGCAAGGGACAAGTTAGCGGAGGACATATCCAGCGCCTTCGCTGCTTCCAACTCGGTCAGATAGTTACGCATCATCGCTGTGGTATCAAAGCCTTTAGCCTCAAAATACTTTAGCTTTGTAGCGTTGACCATCAGCCGGTCGGGATAGATACAGGTGTCGGTGTCGGCAGTAAATGAATTCTTGACAGTCCCATCCGCAGCTTGCGCCCATCCTTTGCTGCGGTACTCAAAGCCAAGGTATTCAGCCGTAGACATACCGGGCCAAATCTGAAAGTACGCACCAAGCAAACGCCAACGGATACGCGGGCCGGTTGAGATATAGCCCGACAGCAACCATTCCCATTGCTGTGCATCTTCAGGCCCAAGCATTTCCCAATGTTTGGATTTATCCCACATCGTGCGCGGGACGAGGCTTTCGTAATCGCTCGGGAGCGAATACTTGATTTTTTGAAAGTAAGCAGTAGCACCAGCGGCACTTGCAGCAAAGTCCTGATTGACTGTGACTTGCGTACCTGAGTCAACCGAAACGATGTAGGTGTTCTGATTGATGCCTGTGCCTTGAACCTGATACGTCGTATCAAGCCCCGCAGTCGATGCCATCGTGATCGTGCGGGCTGCGGTCGTCCAAGTGCCTGTGGTGGTTATGTATTGCGTATAAAACGCGTGCGGTTTAGTCAATTCCCGCCAAGCGTGACGGCGCAGAAACTCGTATCCGTTCGCGTTCATTAACGCGAGAATTTGAATTACGTCCTGATTCGTGTTGCCTGCTACGCTTGTCGGGGTTGCAACGCCAAGCTCGTTAGTTACTTGCTGCACTAACTCCAGCATCGTTGTCGTTGACATTCTCTTTCCTCGGTCGGCCAGGTTTGCGCTGCTCCAATAGCATCGCCATCTGCGCCTCAAGTTCTCTCAGTTTTGCGCGGGTTTCTTCCAACTCACCGCTAGAAACCTTTTGATTCTTGTTCAGCAAGTAATTCCGCGCACGTTCGCGCAATCCTACGCCACCCATGCCAATCCGTTGCAGCTGATTATCGCTTGCCGTGGCGACTTGTTCAACCGTCTGAAACTTGAGAATCTGCAACTCAGCCAGTTGGTTGTCGCTCAGTTCGTCGGGGCGGTCTTGAAACCAATCTTTCAGCGGCACGCCAATAACCGGGCCATCACCGCTTTGCATCTGAAAATGCAGCCATTGACGGGGAAACCGTTCTTTGTGGTCATCCCGCACCGGCTGGTCAATAATTGTGGTTTTGTCTCCTGGCACTACAATTCGCACAAACGGTTTTCCCTTGTAGGGGTCTTTTTCACAGTTGTAAAACTCAACATAAAGCTGCGAATCTGCATTGTTAATATCTGAATCGAGTGCCATAACGTTCTCCTGTGGGGATTAGGTTTTCGTGCCGTTGATGCTGTACCACATATTGTTACTGACTGCGAAAAAAATGCTTGTATGGTCTTTGCTGATACTTGCCGAAGTTGTCTGATTGATCGTAGTAGTTGATTCGTACGGGTAGACCTTGAGCGTGCTTGCACCGCTGTTCGCAATGTAAATCACCTCCCCCATTTCTGTCGGGGGAAGTTTTACGCCTGTTCCCGATGCCACCGTGTCCACCGAATTGAACACGCTTACCAATTGCGTTGCGTCGGTTCTTGTCGATCCCGCGGCTGTGATTTCGTCTTTGCCATCCCCGCAAATTGAAACGGTGGATAATTGACTAACACCCGAACCAAGAACCCGCGAAGGTATGCTCATTTGAATCCTAAAACGCGCAAATCTCGCTGCGGAATATGAAAAAAAGGTTCTTCAAATCGCACATTCTGAAAACCTGCTTCGGTCAACAACGCACCGATTTCAGCTTTAGAGTAACACCAATGATGCCGCATCGTATCAGGTTCGGGCATTCCGAACAATGCTCGCCCAATCAAGTCATCATGCCGATAGCCCGCATTCCACAAGGCAATCACATTATCAAGACACGGCATCTCAAGCGATAACTGACCGCCTGGCTTCAGCACCCGCCGCCATTCCTGTAAGGTTTGTTTCACCTTCAGGCGTTCGATATGCTCAAACAGGTGGATAGCGGAAATCTCATCGGCATGGTCATCCGGCAAGTCAAGTTTCGTTACATCGGACAGCAAATCCTGATCCCCGACGCAATCGACGTTGATCCAGCCAGGCCATGATCGATCCCCCGCCCCTAAATGGAGTCGAATAGCGTATCCCATGCCGCTCCAATCTGTTCGGGGGAATAGTGCATTTGAATGTATCGCTGTCCTTCGCGTACCAAATCGTTCAATTCATGCCTGTAGGCTTGCGAAAACTGCAATCCACCCTTGACTGGCCCAAGGTAACAAAAGTGCCTAAATTCCTTGTTTATAACAATCTTACTCGCGATTACAAAGCAACCCGCCATGACTGCGTTAATGAGTCGATTGGGGCTTTTGTAGGTTTCCTCGGCATTCGGTAACAAAACAATGTTGCTTTGGTGCAGCAGTTGTTCTTGTGCGCTGTTCGACCACGGCACGCAATCAATCAGGTCATTTTTCCCTGTGCAGTAGGTTATATCGTACTTTTTCAACATTTGTTGATAAGGCAAGATTTCTTTCAGATTGCTCTGATGCCCCATCCACAAAAATTTATTGCCGTCTGCGTGCGGTTGACCTCGGTTTTCCCACGAATCGGGGATTACTTGGGCATCCCTTTCCGCATGGCGGCGAATTCGTCGCGCCATTTCCGGAGTCGGACACACAACTGCATCAGCTTCTCGAGCCATTTCTTCATAAAGTTTCCCTAACTGTGGATGCTCAAAATGGTCATCGCAAATATCGACCACCATTTTTACGCCTTGCCCCTTCATGTGATGGAACAGCATTGCATCATCGGGGTGCGGCTTTGCAAAGACGGCTATATCCGCGCCTTGAGCATTCAGCCTTGATTTGTGTTTGCAATACGCCGAGGGCAGTTGCGCCCTCAATCGGTAGGATGCCATCTCAGCACCCCCGCGATGCAGCCAGGTTACGCTGCGAGCTTCCATGCGCTCCTAACCCGCAGGATTTCGGCTATCAGCCCGTCTCCCCGCGCTTCGATTGTAATGTCCGGCATCACGCTAAATACCAGTTGGAACTCGTTTGCCTGCTGCGCCATCGCCATGTTGCTTACAAACTTCTTGCGATGCGGCGCTTCACCGACATAAATTTCAATTGTCTGACCAGCTTTCTCACCCGTAAAGCGTTTCGTCCCATCCTCGCGGATGCAAGAGTCATAGCCGTACAGGATGAACTTGCGAAAGCCGAGCAAGTAACCGATGTTGATAGCCCGCAAGCCGGAAGTCGTTCCACCGCCTACTGCAAGCCTTTTGCCTATTGCCTCGCATTCAGCGTCTTGCGACCACGAATGCCAAAGCAGCACATTTTTGTCAGCAAGCCAGTCAAACATCACCGGCGGGCATCGGGATGCCACCATGTAAACCGTGTGATCGTTCTTTTTCTGAATGCAGTTAGTCCTGTCTCGTGGGTCAAGATCAACCCACAAATCAGGTTTTATGCCGTTGTCGCATAGGAAATCGTGTGCGCCCTTGATAGCGCAGATCGTCCTGCCCTGTTCGCGTTGCTGTCGTATCTCATCAACGAACTCAGGCATTGATGGGCCGCTCCCGACCAGCACAAGTGTTCCATCGTGCCGAGCGGGAGCGGGTTGTAGCTCCGGAAGTCCCCGCGCAAGCGCAGAGCGGATGTAAGCCGAATTTTCGTCGGGCGTACCAGCAGCCCGCACAGAGATTTCCAGTTTATTCATTAAGTACCTGCAACACCCGAAGCGATATGCGGATAACCAGCAATGCAGGTAACCGCAGTCGCGTTGGAAATTGAAGTGGTAGCCACAAGGCCAAACACCGCGCCACCCGAAACAACAGCGTCATCCAGCACGCCGGCAGTTGCGGTAGTGTAGAGCGGGACGTTCGGGGCGCAGTTAGCAGCCAAATTGACTTGCACCTTGCCGCCCAGTTGCACCCAACCGTAATAGCCCGAAGCAATCGAAGTCTGAGCGAAACCAATCCGCTTGCAAGTTGCTGCGAGCGTCGTGGTCATCATCTGCGCCTTTTGCGTGTCATAAACGGCGACAGCAGCATAGGCAGAGATTTCAGACAGAGCTTGGACGTACACGGCTTGACCGCCGTCGGAAGTGTTGACCACCGTACCAGTCGTGAATTGCGAAGTCTGATCCACGTTGGTCAGGGTAACGCCTGCGGTATTACTTACGCTGAAAGTAGGCATTTTCGTTTCTCCTATTAAGCAATCAGCACGCCGCAGAACTGCGGGCCGCTGCTAGTCAAGTTACCGGCCCAACCAATCAGCTTAACGATTGCATCTTGGTTGACTGCTTGGCGCTCGCCACCAATCGGAACAAAGTTCCGGTCAGCGTGCGGACGGAACATCAGGTACTTGGTGTTCAAGAAGAACATATGGTTAGCGGTAGCGGAAGAACCGATACCACCATCCAGCACCACGTCCGAAGCCATACCAGCGCCAAAGTATTTCAGCGAGGCAAAGCCAGCACCGGCCATCGACGAACCGCTATCGGTAATCCGCTGGATCGCTTGCAGCGATTGCAGATACAGACGATAGTAGTTGTTGTCAGCCACGATCAGATCAGGCTTGTCCGTTCCACGAATCAACTGAACAGCGACTGCATCCATGTATTGCTGGATGTTGGACGCCGAAACCGCAGCCGAACCGTTGCTAAGACCGGAGTACGACACCGAGCGCCAAAACGACCAAGTAGCACGATCAATGCCGCCGTAAGTGCCCGAACTCGGAGCATCAGGCACAGCAGCGCCCAAGCCGGTCAGGTTCTTACCAGCGTTACCAGTACCGTCAAGATACAGGTCACCGCTGATACGGTTAGCCAGTTGCGCCTCAGCAACGCTCATACGACCGTCCAGCAGGTCGATGATCGCCTCTTTGCCGCTGTTCTGAATCATCTCGAGGCCGCTGATCGAAACTGCCGAAGCGTATTGGGTGATCGAGAACTGCGCCGCAGAGATCGGGCTGTTTTGGGACACGTTCAGCACTTCATAGCCGCTATAGCTATTGGTGTTGTTGGTGGCGCTGTCGTTATACATAATCTCTTGCAAGATTACGTTACCGCCTGAGAAGGTCTTGACGTTTCCGCGTTCTTTCAGTCGGCGCAGCAGGGCGTTGTTGTTTGTCCTTTTTGTTCATGTCCTCGGCTCTTTATCCGAAGCTCCTGCATGTTTTATTCCATGCAGAGCAGACTATCTCATCGTAAGTTTTTCGCTTGCTTGGTGGCGCTAATTTTTGCACCGTGGCCTTTCGGCTTTCCAAGCTGCGCCAATCTACGTTTTAAGTTGCTTTTCGCGCTAGGACGGTAACCATTGGCTACTCGTGCCGCCGCTGCCTTTTTTGGAGCATCCGCAGGGGGTCTAAACGATAGTTCATTTTCGTTTAGCAACAAATCTTGCACCCTGTAATGCTTCATCCAAGACAATTCACGCTCGCGCTTTTCAATCACGGATACATCTGCTGGCATTGTTTCTAATACTTTCATTTGAAACAAACCAGCGTGATCGTTCCACGCTTCTTGCAACCGTTTAGAAGTGTGTTTACCGGATTTCAACAGGCTGCGATGCTCGCGCATCCGCTTACCTATCTTGCCCGATGTGCAGCCTACATAAGCCGCGCCGGTACTTGCATCTTCTAATCCGTAGATCGTCACCATTTGGGATTCCCCTCTTTGGTTAATACTTACGCTCCGCGCTCGTGGGACTTGACTTCCGTCGCATCCTAGTCGTTACACCTTCCGCAACCCTTGGTTATCCTTTGCGGCTTGGCTCGGTGTTGGCATCTCAGCTTTTCACCGAATTCACGGAGTTTTATAACGTCTATATGTTAAACGTTATCAGCAAGCTCACCGCTACGGCTTTGGATGTTAGTAGCGATAATGTCGCTGATAGAACTATTGGCAAATGCCATGGTTTTCTCCTATCAGGTTTTTAGAGTCGATCTGCCATGCTGTCGAATTGTTCGGCAAGCAGGGATCGGCGATCTTGCGCTTTGGTAGCCGTTGTCGCGCCGGGTGCGGCACTTCTGACACTAACCGCTGCCGCTCTAGCCTTCTTCGCAGCTTGATTCGCTACGACCTTTTGCTGAGTCTCAACTTGGGCTTGTCGGCTCTGTTGAACTTGCTGATAAAGGTTGTCGTCTAGGCGTAATGCTTTTTCATACGCATCCTCTAATGTCGTTGCTACACCGCTTTGCAGCAAACTAATCATTGTCGGACGCGCTTCTTCAAAATGCTCAGCCCGCATAGCGAAACTGTCAATCTCGCTTAGCAAAGACTGGTTCTGCACTTGCTCTTGTTGCTCTTTCCAACTCAACACCTCGCCCCGAACTCGATTCAGTTCCTGCTGAAGTGCTGAAATATTGGGATCAACCATCTGTTGTGGCAGTTGGCTCATGTCACCCAAATTCACACCGTACTGCTGCGCGAGTCGCATAAAAAGTTGTTGCTTTTGCTGCGGATCGCTATACCGTAATGCGTGATCTGCTTCCATCAAGGCTTTGACAGCCTTCGGTGCATCCATCCCCAAGCCGCGGATTGTCTCCATGTAGGGGTTCAAGACCTCGTTAAACTGGTCTGCTATGCGGGCTTTTTCCATCAGGGGCTGTACCCCTGCTTTCATTTGTTCTTCGCGCTGCCAGGCGTATTCTTTCATCCTGTCATCAGCGGTTTGCCAAACGTCGTGATAATCTTTCTTCCACGAAGCCGGTGGGCGTTTCCAAACGGGTTCTTCTACAGGCTCTTGCGCCTGCTGCATCATTGTCTGCTCGGGCTCTTTCGCTGCAAACTTGCCTTGCTCGTCGCGGGGCACATCCTCGCGGACAGGTTCGGGGGCGCTTTCGACTTGCTCAAACTGTTCCAGCAACTTTTCTCTGCGGGTATCTTCAACTGGTGCAATTGCGTTTAGATCGCTCATTTATCTCTCCCTGTGGGGGTTACGGGTAAATCGTGCGTCATCGCGCAGTTTGTTTAACATCTTGTTTGCATCTGCGTGAGTCATGTTTGCCAGTTGCGCCCGCAATACTTCTTTGCGGTTATCCTTCACCGGAGCAACTTTCGTTTCCATCTTTTCGTTGCCGACTTCAATGCAGCCATGCGCTTGCAGGTGTTCCCTGTGGCGGCTGCGGCTGGTAATCATTGATCCGTCAATCATGGACTGATAAGGCTGAATGTCGGGCATTACATGGTGCAAGGGAGTCGGTTGGTACTCGCCAACTTCTATTGCTTCACCATCAACATAAATCCAGCGTTTTTTCATAGAAGTAACAGAATTTCCTCATCGTCCGTTTCGATATGCTGATTCCATATTTGTTCAGCATTCTTAAGATCGGCAATCAATTTATCAAAATTAAGATTGCTTGTCAAAATCTGTTGCTTGGTTATGTATTTCAGCGGTTCGACGACTTCGGGGATATCTTCTTTACCTTCAACAATTCTTTCATACAAGGCAAGAACTTCTTTGCGACGCTCCTCTCGAACCGCTTTTTCTCTTGCAAAGCGATCTTTCAGTTTGTCGCCGTCATGGGTATCAATATCGACAATTACGGGAACAAAGTCCCATGTCGCATCATCCCATGTGCCGGTGTCCCATCCTCCGTTCATACAGCGATTTCAACGCCTATTGCCTTGCCATCAGGCCCGCGAATGATGCGTTTCGGCGCATTTAGCGTTTGGATCATTGAGGCGATATTGTCCATCGTTGCATTCGCCTTGTTTGCCATGTCCTCGTGCAAATTAGCGACTTGCTGCACAGCAGCAACGACGTTATCTCCAAGCTCGGCAGTCATGCGTTCGGAAGCCGCATTTGCAGCCTGTAGCAATTGCAAATCTTGCCCAGGATTGGCACTAATGCGTGCAACGGTAACTTTTGTTGCTGCGTCAAGTTCGGTTTTCCAGCGGTTGTATTGTTCTTCCATTTCCGCTTTCTGACGCTCAAACTCCATTTTCTGAGCATCCATCTGAGCACGCATCTGCTCGATTTCGATTTCGCGCTGCGCTTTTGCCTGCTCAAGTTGCAATTTAGCCTGCTCGACCTGCATATTTGCCTGCATCTTGGCCTGTTCAAGCTGCCCTTCTGCTTGCATTTTCGCCTGTTGCAATTGCTGTTCAGCCTGCATTTTGAGCATTTCGGGGTTTTGCTGCGGTTGCGGCGGCGGTCTGTTGACGATTTGGTTTATGCCTTGGTCGATTGCACCTTCCAACTGACGCGCACCCTTGAACGAGGCAACCATAAATTTCATCGTCTCGCCAATCATGGGCACAAGTTCCGGTGCTTGCGTACCCAGCGGCAAGGCTTCGCGCAAGAATGCGCCCAATGCAGAGATAAACTCAGCCCGATCCCGCTTCATTTGCTGCTCGTCAAGCTGAACAAGTGAGTCAGCAGCAACTTCGATGCGGAAATTGCGTAGCGGTTTGTCTTTCAGCAACGCCAACGCTTGCGGGACAAGCTGTTGATCTTGTGGTTCAAGCTGATCCGCTGCCGCGTACATGAGAATCGTTTCGGGCTGGAACTTGGTGCAAATAACCTGCGCCTTGAGCCTGAGAAGCCCCGTAGCGAACAGCGCCACATCCTCCTGCATTGAGCGCAGCCGGATAGAGGCGTATTGCCCCTTAATTTGCTGTGCTGTAGCCGTCTCAGACGCAAAGGATGATCCTCGGATAATGTCCGAAAGACCTGTGATTTCGTAGATTTGGTTCTTAATCTCAGTCCGCGCCTGATAGCACTGAATCAGGGTCTGAGCAATCATGTCAATCGGCAGAAAGTCAATCGCGCCCTTCAAGCCGCCTTTCTCACCAAACGCCAGCCAGGTGTCGACCGGCAACAAGGCGTTATTCTCGCCCTCAGTCATCAGTCGCTGCAATGCGGGCTGTGAAGCGTCATACACGCCCCTAACACGCAAAGCCTTGACGAGTCCATCAATCCTATCGGACAAAATATCAAGCTCGTTAGCCTGATCCTGATACAGCACAAAGTCAGGAACAGGAACAAGGGTGTCGCTCGTCATCGTCGCAAACAACGGTTTCGGGCAGGGGAAGAATCCTTCTAACTCTAGCGGGTCGTCGCGCTCGTCAATGATGTTAGGCATCGACTTGCTGAACCAGTAAACCTTCCCCGTTTCCTTGTCCCAGTATTCGCAAATTTTCGCGCGAGTGTGTTCCTTGGTGCTTTGCCCGTACTGTTTGAGGGTGTCAGGGCCAGCATCAAAAGGAATTTTGCTGCCGACTTCCTCACCGAAACGCTCAATCAGTGCTTCGCGGGTCATGTATACCCAACGCCAAACAGCGGTTACTTCCTCCCATGTACGCGCAACTGCATGGCCGAAGTCTTTCCAGTGAACATAGTCAACGGGAGCGCATTCGTACTCGATCTGCTCCATCGGTTCTTCACCGGCTAACGCTTGGTTTCCGGTTTCCGGCTCGTCTATGTCCTCGGTGACTTCTAGCCCGTCCTCGGGCATATCAATCGCTTGAACGTGCGGCTCATAACGCACCCAAGACGTGCCACGCCCGCCAAGGAAGCGATCCTCGACGCAATGCTTCATCGTGCTGCGAAAGTCGGGGTAATGCTCAATCTCGTAATCCAGCGCCCGCTCAATCAGCAACGAGGCTACTCGTCCCACTTGGTCGTTGTCGCCAAAGCGACGCGATACGTCTGCTTTTGGTAGACGCGCATAGACCGCAGGAATCAACGTCTGGACGTTAGACCATAGGATGTTGAACTTGGCAGTCTCGTTTGTGTTTTGACTGCGGTTGTCGTCCCGATAACGCTTGATAATTTTCTGTGCGCGGGCTTCCCACTTCTTGAAGTCGTTATCGTAGGCTGCAACGTTATGCAGCAGTTTCTGCAAACCTGTGCTTTGTTCTTCGCTCATTTATTTTTTTCCTTGGCTAACAAGTCAGGTGCTGCTACGCCCATCGCTGCGGCTGTTGCGGCGTTTCTGCGGAATGGGTCAAAAGCGGCAAAGCGGGAACGTAATAAATCTGAATCTTGAATGGATGTAACCGTATTTTTTTGAGATTTATAAAGTTTTTCCATATAGTCTTTTGCTTCTGCAAATTGATTTCCAGTAACATTTGACCAAGTTTCATTTGGAGTTATTCCGTATTTTTCTTTTAAATATTCTTTAGCTCTAAAAATATGACTATTTGGGCCTAAATCTTTCACATTTTTAATTTCAACGCCTTTTAATCCTAAAAGGTCTTTAGCAATAATTCCAAGTTCATCGGTTGATGTTGCTGAGTTTTTGTCTAACTCCATATCAGCTAAAGAGTATCGTTTTTTTCCCGCTTTGGCGGCAAGTGTATTTGTATCTATATCAGCCCAATTTCTTCCTTTTGCATTGACTGACAACAACCCTTCTTTTTTTAAAAGTAATGGAAGGATATTTCCTTCTCCAGATCCACTGAAATAAGTTTCTGCTACTAATGGATTGTCAGTAACAAAAACACCAGCACCAGCGGTTTTACCTTTTCCAGCAACATTCATTGCTTGTATATCTGCATTTGTTCCGTGATAAACATTATTTAGAAACCCCATTGCTTGTGCCCGTTGCTCTGCCGTGTTGTTAGGCGGCAAACCTAGACCACCACGCTCTACAGGCAACGCTGCACGCTGTTGGGCAAGGCGCAATGCTTCGTCTTGCGGTGCACTAAATGCGCGTTTAATAGGCGCGGCTGTTGACGCAGCTTCCATTGCCCTATCAACATTTCTTTGCTGCACATCTTCGGGAACGCCAAACACCGAACCACGCCAAAACTTTGTACGGGCTAGATCGTTCACAGCATTGACAGGCTCTGCTGATCCGTAGCTTGAACCTGTGCCCAACGCTTTCAATGCGCCAATCAACCTGCTCGGCACTTTGGCAAGTTCTTGCGCCATCGTTGGCGGTGCAGCCGTAGCGCCCTGATACGCTAGCGCCGCCGCTATGCGCTCTTGGTCAGTCACGATTACGCTCCGAGATCGCTCTTGCCTTCGCGCGGGCATCCTCTTTACTGGATGCGCCCCACGCCTTTAAAGCTAACGCCAATCGAGTAGGTTTACCGTTTTTTTCCATCGGGCCAGGCATATTGCCCATGCGAGCAAGAAAAGACGCGCGACGCGGGTTATCGCCAGCCTTGACGGGAGGCTTTAGCGTGCCGCCAGTCTCCGCGTGATAGCTCGCCCGTCCCTTGGCGTTCAAGCCGCCCTCGGGGTTTTTACCCTCGCTACGCGTCCATGCTGCGCTCATTTGTTCTCCGGTTTCACAGTCTTCGCAGATTCGCGGAAAGCCTTCGCGGTCGGCGCACCGGGATCGCCAGGCTTGCGCATCTTCTCGCCTGATCCATGCTTAATCCGTTCCTGCTTGGCTAGGATGTTGGCATAAAGCCCCGGTTTGTTCATCATGCTGAGAAGATTCCAACAGCAATGACAGTCGCGCCTGCGCCGGTCGTGATTTTCCACGGGCCGGTAGCAGCAGCCATATTCATTTCGACGCTATAAACGCCAGGCACTAGCGTAGCCGAACCCGTCAACAGCGGAATGGAAGTCGATCCATCCAGCACCGTCACGGTTGCAGTCGCCACGGTGTTGACGCTGATAATCAGCCTGTGCAGATAGTCGCCTTTAGCGCCCGTACCGCCCAACACTTGCGCGGTTTGCGATGCTGCAACAGTCTCATACGCATATGCGTACGGGTTAGAAACGCCACTCATATTCTTGCTCCTTTAGGTTTAACAGTTGACCACATATCGTTAAGGGTAACTGTGTTTTGCGGGCCTACCATCAGAGGCTTCTCTCTGTCCGGCGCTCTGACTACCGGCTCTTGCTTCCAAGCTATCGCCATCATACGAAAAGCATCTGCGGGATGGCTAGTCCAATCGTGTCTCGGGGTCTGTCTGAATGCCTTCTTGTCCTCGTCATACTCGCGTTGATACTGCTTCAATGCCTCGATGCCCTCGTAACATTTGTTGTCAAACCAAGTGATCGGGAGCATCTTCCTTACTGCCTGAATGCCGTCTTGGATCGACAGATCAGGAACGATAGCCAGCGAGGAAATGCCCAAGTGCGCCCCAAGCTGCTCAATGATGGACTTGCCGCCGCTGGCAAGGGTTTTGGCTTTTGCGTCGTGCGGGAGCCAATGCTTACCATAGCGATAACCTCGGCTCTCAATAACCTGCGCGAGTTCTTCAATGTTTGCGCCCGATACCGAGTAATGGTCGATAACATGGATTTCTCCCCGCAAGACTTGATACCACCAAATCGCCGTATCGTCCCGATAGCCCAAGTCCCACGCGGTATGCACTGGCACGCTCGGGTCAACATCAATGCTTGTTACACGCCCTTGTTGCTCGAGTTCTCTAAATTCTGTGCCGTAAAAAGCTCCGAGGATTGCAGCTTCGAATGAGCATTCGTACTCCTGCAAGTACTGATCCTCGGACAATTGCGCCCTGGCTGCTGCAAGCTCGGATGGAGGAAGCAGCCCCGACGAAGAAGCGGGCAGACGCAGCAGGAACCATTCGTGAGGGGAACGAATGGCGTTTTCATAAATCGACCAGAACTGGTTTTTACCCTTGGGCGTACCACCAAACACCGCCCACCCCTGCTTGTCAGACAATGCCGGACGGATAACGTTGCCCCAAACGCTCGGTTTGAAGTCGCCATACTCGTCCATGTAGATACCGTCAAAGCCAAGACCGCGCATCGCGTCGGCATTGTCAGCACCAAACAGCCTAACCTTCGCCAAGTTCATCAGCGTAACTGTTAGTTCAGCCTCGTTGCTATCGAGGATGATCGGCGCAGCAAAGGTCTTGAGATAGTCCCAAACCACCGACTTCGCCTGGCTTCGGTACGGAGCAATGTAGCCGAACAGCGGGAAAGTTGACCTACAAGTAGCCGCTGCCCTGATTACGTCATTGATAGCCGCTACTGTCTTGCCTGCGCGTCGATGAGCGACTAAACAGCCCCATCGCTGCGTGCGGGCATGGAAGGGGAGGAAAGCCCGTCTCGGCGCATAGGGAAGGATTATTTGGGATCGGCCCATCGGATTATCATCTCCTGTGGCCCGCCCTCATCACCTACGTTTTCAGTCCTCGCCAAATCAGGAACGACCTTTTTCAGCAGAATGTCCGCTGCTTTCACTTGGCTGTTCGACAGCTCAATCTCGCCCTCAACGTGCTTCAAGAGGCGATTCATAATCTGACTGGCTTGAATCTTCTCCCGCCATGAGTCAGATAAAGTTATCTTTCGCTTCCTCGCCGCCATATCATTGATTTGTAACGAAAATTGTCAACATACTTAGTTAATCTTTAGGTACTGGATAACGCAATTCATCCTGCCCTGCAAATGGGCTTTTGCCTTGCTTGATTCGACCTATTGCGAACTGTTCTGCTTTGGAATAAATCTCAGGGGTCGGCTCATTCCCTGCGGTCAAGTGCTGCAATTCTTGTTTCGTTAGGGTAGGCACAATTAGCGGGTGTTCAACTTGCTGGCCATTGTGTTCAAAGATAGACGAAAGTTCTGTTGCCATGCCATCTTGGGCGGGCAGTTGACCGAAATACCCTTTGCCTTTAGCCGTGAAAGGATTGTTTACTGCCTGCTCATTGCCGTGTCTCATGCCATAAGGCGCAAGCGTCTGTTCAGACGGATACGCTTTCAGCAAAGCAGCAAGACGCGCATTGTCAGCCACGGTGCATCCGTTTCATGGCTTCGGCTAACTTCTTGCCCTTGTCAGCAGCGTTGAATTCCTTCGCTACTTTGACCGGTACGCCGACCTTCTTGGCGAATTTTGGGTCGTGAGCGGCCGCCGCCATCATGCGGGCTTGAGCAGGGGAGTGACTGGGCATGATTAGTCAAACTGATAATTAAATCTGATACCGGACTCACCACGACTAAAATTCTTAATTTTTTGCTTGAAATCAGGGGTTTCAACAGAACCGACAGCACCTCCACCACCACCATACAACTGAAGTTGAGCGCGTTCAGAGAATGGAATGTTCAACATTGCTTGACCACCTCCCGACAAGATTTTTGCGCCTTTTTCATTCTCAAAGCCGCCGCTTCCAAACATCCGCAACGGACTACCGGCGACTCCTTCATAACTTGGCTGATAGTCAAGGTTCAAAGACTTTTGGATTTCGCCATGCCTTCTAAGTGCTTCAGCAAGATTTGCCGCGTCTCTGTCCATTATATTCTCACTTGAGGAAGCGTAACTTGTAGAGGGTTGAATCGATCTGATCCGCAATCTCATCCACGATGTTCTGAAGCTGGCTTTCTTCGGGCAAATCCTTGCGAATATCGTCCACGAAGTCTTTAATCTGCGTCAAATACTTAACCGGCTCGGTAGCCAGGTGGAACTCTTTGGGGTAGTTTGTGATGATGTCGTAGCACCCCTGATAAGCCTCTGCCCACTTGTCGGCAAGCTCGACGATTGCGTCGTAATACTCACCAAGCGCCATATGCTGGGCGAAACTCTTGGTTTGCAGGTGCATGAAATGCGTTACGGTTGCCGAGTGAAAAAGAACACTAACAAACGCCGCCGCCGATTCGTTGTATTTCGACATTTTTCACCCTTTTTCAGCAATATCTTGATGGTATTCGGGATTTTTCATGGTGTCAAGCCCGTAATTTGACCATTTGGGCAATCATGATTTCTACCGTATCTTTCACGCCCTGCACATCTCGAACGATTGCCCTGCACCCCGTCCATTGCAGCGCAAACTTTTGTTGATCCTCAGTCTCCTTACCTTTCGGCCCTTTGACCTCAACTAGCCATGTAACCCCTCCAAAAGCGACGAGAAGGTCAGGCACGCCCTTTCCCATCGCGGCAAGGGATAGCACCGCACAGCCCCGCATTTTGAACTCTGTGACGATTTCCTGATGGTTAGCATCGACTTTAGCGGCGCGTCTCAATGGGATGCCTTCTCGATTGCTTTTGCCGCTTCAATTTCTGCCATGACTTCCGGCCCGGTCTCAATCGTGATCCGCATATCATTGACCAGCAATTCCAAACGTACACCGTCAGAAAGTTCTGTTTCGGTGTAATCGCTTTGCGCTTGACCAAACGCAAGAACAGCCGAACAAATGCCATGCAACACCTCTAAAGCTTCCCGCCCGTTTACCTTCGAAAATTGGCACATAGCTGCTCCGTCTGTTGTAACAATTCTTGCTCTGTCCCGTACCGTTTCTCAAATTCCTTGCGCCAGGGGTGTCGGCTCACAAATTCCGGCGTATTTCTGCCGCTCCTGTGATGCGTCGGACACAGGCATATCACAAACATTTCACCCGCCCGCTTGCTTCCCGACAAAACGTGGTGAATATCCCCATCCGAGCGCACACCGTGGAACAACCTGCAAACGATACACCCCAAGTCTCTGACCTTGGCGTGCCATTGCTGTTCAGCTTTCGTCAAGGGTAACTCCCGCGTGATGAGTTGCTGCCATCAGCCAGTCCAACCATTCAGAGAATCGAGCCTTGGT